CCGTATGACAACTCCATACTTAACTATGAAGAATATTCCTATGTTGGCAATCAACCACACTTATCAAGAGATTGGTTTGTTCCCGAAAGCGGTTGTATCTGGTGGTACTGGTATCTATTACTCAGCGGATAACATCTGGATCCTTGGTCGTCAACAAGAGAAACAAGGTCAAGAGATTGTAGGTTATAACTTTGTAATCAACGTCGAGAAGTCTCGTTATGTAAAAGAGAAGTCTAAGATTCCAATCGGTGTATCTTGGGACGGTGGCGTACAGAAGTATTCTGGATTACTTGATGTGGCGCTTGCTGGTGGTTATGTGGTTAAACCTAGTAATGGTTGGTACCAGAAAGTCGATAAAGAAACAGGCGAAATGTTAGGTAGTAAAGTTCGTCAGAAAGAAACTCTAAGCGCTGACTTCTGGGAACCTATTTTTGAAACAACAGACTTTGCGAAATTCCTTGAAAAAACTTATAAAATAGGTTATAATAGTGAAGTTGATCCAGAAAAGATATTAGAAGAGGTATAGATGAAAGAACTTGATTTTGATAAACCGAACGAGCATATTGATTACAAACTCGTTCCTGCTGTCGATAACGACGGCACTCAAGTGTGGAACTGTATGTTTCTACGCGAACCGTTCGATGGTATAACAGTTCGTTTTGGAAACATCCAGTACAACGGTGAAGAAGGTAATCTTAGTTTTAATTTTGATATTGTAGATGGCGAAGGTTCTACCGAAGACGTCGCACTACAAGAATTCGCGACAGATGTTCTAGAAGACATTCTAGTCGCAGCATATAGTAATGGCTCGTTGAATACTAAGGAATCAAATGGAAATCAATCTGGAACAGACGATTCTACGGAATCTACTGACTAACGATGATTTTACTCGTAAGGTGGCTGCGTTCTTACAGCCAGACTACTTTGAAGGCGTCTACAAGGCGCTCTTCAAAGAGTTTACGAAGTATATCGCAAAATACAATAAACTCCCTACCAAAGAAGCATTTAAGATTGAGATAGATGAAGGTGACCGTCTGACTGATGAACAGTATCGTCATGCGATGGAAATCTTTCCTAATATCTTTACATTCGAGAAAGAAGATCTTAAATGGTTACTAGACCGTACTGAAAAGTGGTGTCAAGACCGTGCGGTATTTAATGCTGTTATGGAATCTATTCAGATCATTGACGGTAAACACGACGCGTTAAGTAAGAATGCGATCCCTGACGTACTTTCTAAGGCGTTATCTGTATCGTTTGATACTAACATCGGTCACGATTACTTAGAGAACGTAGACGAACGTTTTGACTTCTATCACTTAGATGAAGAGAAGATGCCATTCGACCTTGATTACTTCAATAGAATTACTAAAGGTGGTCTACCGAATAAAACGTTAAACATTGCGCTTGCTGGTACGGGTGTGGGTAAATCGTTATTCATGTGTCATATGGGTGCTGCTGCTCTTACTGAAGGTAAGAATGTACTGTATATCACTATGGAAATGTCAGAAGAACGTATCGCAGAACGTATCGATGCGAACTTATTAAATGTTCCAATTGATCAACTAGAACATATGTCTAAGGATATGTTCACTGACCGTGTAGGTAAGTTGGCAAGTAAAACAAACGGCAAGTTGATTATCAAAGAGTATCCTACTGGTGCTGCTCATGCGAATCACTTCCGTGCGTTATTGAATGAATTGAAACTGAAGAAGAACTTTATTCCTGATGTTATCTTTGTTGATTATCTGAATATCTGTTCTAGTTCTCGTATGAAAGGAATGGGTGGTGCTATTAACTCGTATTCTTATATTAAGTCAATCGCTGAAGAGTTACGTGGACTTGCGGTCGAATTCGACGTGCCGTTGGTGTCAGCAACTCAGACGACGCGCTCTGGTTACAATAATGATGATGTTGGGTTGGAAGATACGTCCGAGTCTTTTGGATTACCCGCTACAGCAGACTTCATGTTCGCGCTCGTGTCAAACGATGAACTCAAAGCAAACGGACAAATACTTGTCAAACAGTTAAAAAACAGGTATAATGATCCTGGCATGAACCAACGGTTTGTTGTTGGTGTTGATCGTAGTAAGATGAGATTATATGATGTAGACCAAAATGATTCTCCACTAAATAAAGAAGAAGACAATGGTCCAGCATTCGATAACTCTAAATCAGGTGGTCGATTAGCTGCTGAGAAGTTCTCAAATTTTAAACTATAAGGAGAATCTTATGGATTCGACTACACATACGCTAATCGCGCTTGGTTTACTTGCTGTTGCTTATTATATTGGAAGATACTTTGGATATAAAACTGGACATCAAGATGGTATCGCAAGTGGTGTCCATTACTTAATTGAATATGGTGCTTGTACTGAAGAGGATATAAAACGTGCTAATGAAAAATGGGATAGAGAAGAAGACGACATTTAATGTTCCCGTAATTGAAGTTGAAGATGGTGAACTTGCCTTAGAATTTTCTGATGAACTTATGGAATCACTCGATTTAAGTATCGGTGACACTATAGAATTCAAATTAGAAAATGTTAAAGGTGATTTCTTAATGAAGGTCGTAAAGGCATGAGTGAAATAACAATTCGTAATAAAGAGTTCTTGAAGGTACTCAACGGTTTCTCGGATGAGTTACTGTCAAAACCTTCTTATAATAATGAGAAGTACTGGACTTATCGTGACTTGGAGGATATCGATAAGGGTGAGTACTTCTGTTCCCGTGATTACTTAAATGAGTGTTTAGATCGTGTCCAGTTAGTTGGTCCGCCAGATCGTTACTTCGCTCAACCTATCTCTAAGATGGTACGTGAAGAACCCGAACTATGGAGTGACTTTATGCAGAAAGTGAAGTATGACTTTGCTTCTGAAATTGGTGCGCATACTTCTGCTTTACTATCATACTATCCACCGAAAGGTTTCGTTGGTTGGCATACTAACTTTGATGCTAACGCATATCAGATTCTATTTACTTGGTCTGAAACTGGTGATGGATATTTCAAATACTATGATAAAGAGAAAGATGAGATTGTAACTATTCAGGACAAACCTGGATGGCAATGTCGTCATTACTACTTTGGTGCTGGTCAAGAAGAAGACCTACACTGTTGGCATTCCGCATATGCTGGTTGTCAACGTATCACACTTGCCTATAAGTTTGTTAATGGTGGTAGTGTGAATAACCCTGAAGATGCGCAAGCGCGTTTAATGAGAGATATGTTAATTGAGGAGATTGAAAATGATTAATTTAAACCCAACTGAAAAGAAAGCAGTCGCAGCAGCAATTCAAGAGATGTCGGACTCTATGGTACGCATTGAAGCGGAACGTGAACTGATGAAAGATATTGTGGACGTGACTAACGAGAAGTATGGTGTTGAAAAGAAACACTTTAAAAAACTTGCTAATATATTCCATAAACGTAACATGGATGAAGTACGTGGAGAACACGAAACACTTGAGAATCTTTATGAGGAATTATTTAAAGAATGATTAAATTAGATCCTAATGTCCAAAATGTAATTGATAAATATAAGTCTCGCGCAGAAGTCGGTTTCGAGAAATACGGTACTGACACAACACGAGACGATCTAAACCTCTTAGATTGGTTAACTCACTTACAAGAAGAATTAATGGACGCAACGATATACGTTGAACGTCTTAAAAAAGATATTACGGAGAACTAATGTTACTAACAAGCGGATGTAGTTTTGTCTGGGGAGACGAACTAGACGGTTTCGATAATAACCCACCTACCCACCAACACTTAACGTTTACCCATTTACTTGCTGAAAAAATGGGTATGCCTTATGTGAATCAAGGTTTGTGTGGTTCTTGTAACGAAAGAATATTCCGCGACTTAATAACATATTTAAGTGATCCTACTAAAACCAAGCCGACTCATATGGTAGTCATGTGGTCGGCTTGGCAACGTGATGAAGTAGCAGAACCTATGTCCGAAAGTCGTGAAGAACAATTATGTCTTAATAGACCACACGGATTCACTCAATTTTCGTCAGAAAGAACTCAAAACCTATCTAACTATAACAGAACTACTAGAGCACGTAGAGAGTTATTATCGCAATACTATGATACTTGTTATGATTCCAGAACGGCTATTATGGATGGTATCACTCGAATGAAAACTATTCAACTCCTTGCCGATTCACTAGGTATAAAGTTGATTCAGGGTGTATTCCATAATCGTGCGTGGAATAATATCCTAGCGACGTTGAAGGAAACAGATATCCCTCAATACAATAAGTTACTGTTGGATTCTATAAGTTCTCTACATAAAACTTCTCGTGTAGGAATAGGTAGATACAAAGATTTGTATACTTTAACTGAAGAATTAGGTGACATAAAACCATTTGGTCATCCTGGCGAAAAGACTCAAGTCGTATTCGCTGATATGTTAGAGACTATATTCAAAGAAGAATTTTAGTATAAATAGATACACTAATAAAGAAAAAGAATTCCATTATGAAATCATTTAATACATTTTTACAAGAGTCATTTTCTCTTGAAGAATCTAGTATGTTACTAGAGAAACTAATCACCTTTGGTGGACAAGCATACCCTAAGTTCGGTAACATTGTTATCATGGCAGGTGGTGCTGGTTCTGGTAAAGGTTTCGTTAAAGATAAACTAGTTGGCATAGAAGGTAAAGTATTCGACGTCGATGAGTTGAAATCACTTGCTTCTAAAACGCCAGTCATCGTTAAACGTATCAAAGATGAAATGGGTGTTGACTTACCTGAGTTAGCGAAGAATCTCAAAAACCCTGATAACGTTGGTAAGTTACACGGTATCATGGGTGACTATTTGAAGTTAGATTCACGTGTTAAGAAATCTATGTACACGTCTATCATCGCAGCTGCTCCTGACCGTAAACCTAACATCATCTTTGACGTAACGTTGAAAGACTTACAGAAACTAGAGAAGATCGCACGTGACGCGTCTATGTTGGGTTATGATAAGAAGAATATCCATATCGTATGGGTGGTTAACGATATCGAAGTTGCCAAGAAACAGAATAAAGAACGCGACCGTGTTGTACCATCGGAGATCCTAGTGAACACGCACCGTGGTGCTGCGAATACTATGGGTGATATACTTAACATGGGTAAACGTCTATCTAAGTACATGGACGGTGATATCGCATTCGCATTCAATAAGATTGGCGTTGACGCAAACCTTGCTAAGTCTGATAAAGGTGGTAAGAAAATCGGTATGAAGGGTAACACTAAAGGTGGTTCATTCATCAAAGACGCAAACTACTTCTACGTGAAACGTAAAGGTAAACCGCCTACACCTGTAGATAAACTAGATAAAGAAATTCGTATGAAAATATCTAATTATGTACCGAAAGGTGTTGACTGGAACTAATAAAGGATCTCACTTCGGTGAGATTTTTTTTATCTTTTTTTCAAAATAAGTGTTGCCTTTATTTTTAAAACATGTATAATGTAGTTATTGAATTGAGAAAGAGAGAATATATTATGAAAAATGAACAATTGAAATACCTAGCGAAATCTATCCAAACATCTACTGATCTTATAACATGGCAGATAAACAACGACAACGTTAACGCTGATGCTGAAATGTTAAACATTCACAATCAATCATTAAATGAAAAAGTAAACCTATATGTAAAAGTGAGTAAAGGTGAATACCTAACTCGGTTTGAAGATGCGTGTCTAACAGGCATAGTTCAAGGTATGAAATCGATTGAAAAGGAAATGTCTTTATGACGAAAAAAATTATATCATACATCATATCGGTCGCTATCATCATGGTGGCCGTTAATCAAAGAATAGAGAATGGTGTTGCTGAATGGTACTTAGTGTTCGGCACAATATTCGCTATGTTGTATCTTTCACGAGATACTATTTACTATACACAACACTACAAACACCAAAAACGATTATGGAGTTCTAAACGATGAGTGGATTAGATTTACAATTCAACCCTACTGTTATGAAAATGTTGACATTATATAAACAATACGATAATATTATGCGTGAACAGAATGAAAAGAGGAAACAGAATGAAAAATCTACTAATCGTAATACTGGTTTGTGTGGTTACCATATGGACAGTTCAAACCGTTCACAGTAAAGAAGTTTATTCTGAGGAAGAATGCCTTGCGTTGAATGTCTACCATGAAGCGCGAGGTGAATCAGACGCTGGTCAGTATGCGGTTGCTGATGTTGTGTTAAATCGTGTGGATTCTAAACATTACCCAGATTCAATATGTGGAGTCGTCTTTGATTCTAAACGTTGGGAAGGTTATCCAGTACGTAATAAATGCCAGTTCTCTTGGTACTGCGACGGTAAGTCAGACGCACCGACAGACCAAGACGCGTGGCATAAAGCATCCTCGGTAGCATATGAGATGTATAATTATAATCGGTTCAGAGGTCTTACAGAAGGTGCTACACACTATCATACGCACTATGTTAATCCTCGTTGGAATCGTAATATGAAGTTGATTGGTACGATTGGCGACCATATCTTCTACTTGGAGAAAAGATAATGAATGATAATGAATATTGTGTAGAGAGTCCTTATAAGACATATGAAAGTTCAGAGAAGACTTATTGGAAAGAGTTCGAACTCGCTCACGTTAAGATGATTAACAATATCATAAAACGTGCGAAGAGACAACCATTCAAGGAAATGGTATCTACTGAGATACAATATGCTGTTGACAAGAAAGAACCGATTGGGTTATACTCATTCGAATGGAAATTTGTTGTCGACGTTTTAGCAGAGAAGTTACAAATGAAAGGTACACGTAACAAGGAAGAGATAAAGTACCTTATTCAAGATATAACTAAGTTTATAAAGAAAGAGATTAACTAATGCCTACTTACACATACAAATGTAAGGATTGTGATCACCAGTTTGACATTCGACAGAAGATGTCCGATGATAGACTGACTGATTGTCCTGAATGTAAAAAAGAAACACTAGAAAAGATAATTACTCAAAGCAACTTCCAACTTAAAGGTAATGGTTGGTACAACAAAGGTGGATACTAAATGAAAGAAAGTCAAGACTTAATCACATTAATTACTAAAACTGTTCAATGGCACCACGACCGTAACTTAGTTCACGGTGCGGATGACAAGACACAGTTTGCTAAACTCATTCAAGAGTGCGGTGAATTAAGCGATAATATCTGTAAAGGAAAGGACGTACGAGACGATATAGGCGACATTATGGTAGTCTTAATCAATATAGCGGAACGCCACGAAACAACGCTTACAGAGTGTTTAGCGGTTGCGTATGACGATATTAAAGACCGTAAAGGTAGAATGGTTGACGGTGTATTCGTAAAAGAAGCAGACGAAAAATAAAACTTTACTTATTCCGAAAAGTGTAGTATAATATTCTAAGTAAAAGGGGAAGATAGTATGCAGTTTATGAATAATAGTACTATGGGTTCTGAGATGTCCAAACACCCACTAATCTATATTCTAATGTACGAAGGTCAGGTTATTAATGTTTATAGAGAGTACACAGATGCGATCAAAGCAGCAATCGAAGACGTTACTATCGACCCCAATAATACCTTTATAGATAACTTTGATACAGTTATATACGTAGGCGGTTGTAAAGGTGAAATCGCTATATTAGTTGAACAATTGAGGTAAATTATGATAAAAGCAATAAAGAAATTAATGCCTAAGATATCAGATACAGAACGTGCTGCGTTAGAATGCGGTACTATCAGTATTGATGGTGATATCTTTAAAGGTAACAAACCAAAAGTACGAAACATTTTACCTACTATACTAGGTACAGCAGAACAAAGATTCATCGATATCACTGTTCCTCAGTTACTCGAACTACAAGCGAAACATGGTTACACCGAAGACAATGACTTAACTAAACCTGTATGGAAGTTTCTCAAAGAGAATAAGTTCTTTGCGATGATTATTCCTGTAGCGTATGGTGGTCTTGGATTCTCGCCTTCTGCCCAAAGTAAAGTCGTTACTAAGATTGCGTCTGCTGGTCATATCGGTCTGGCGGTAACAGTCATGGTACCAAATAGTCTTGGTCCAGGCGAGTTACTGATGCACTATGGTACCCAACCTCAACGTGACAAATACCTACCTAAACTATCGTCTGGTGAGATGATCCCTTGTTTCGGTCTAACTGGTTTATATAACGGTTCGGATGCGACAACTTTGATTGATAGTGCGAAGACTGACGGTGATGAGTTCGTTGTTACTCTAAACAAACGTTATATCACACTCGCACCTATTGCTGACTTGATTGGTCTTGCTATCAAAGTTGATGGTAAGATTACATTGTTCTTAGTTGAACGTGACCACGAAGGTCTTGAAATCGGTGAACGTCATAACCCTATGGGTCAACCGTTTATGAATGGTACTATCAAAGGTACGATTCGTCTAACTAAAGACCATATTCTAGGTGGTGAAGAACAACTCGGTAAAGGTTGGCAGATGTTGGTAGAATGTCTATCAGTCGGTCGTGCGATTAGTTTGCCTGCGTTAGGTACTGCTGCTGCGATGGTCAGTGCGGTTGCGTCTGGTTCATACGCACGTACACGTAAACAGTTTGGTATGTCTATCGGTAAGATGGAAGGTGTACAAGAACCTCTAGCTGAGATTGCGTATCAGGCATATGTCAATATGAATACTCAACATCTTATCAATGGTGAACTACAAGCAGGTGAATCACCAAGTGCGCTATCCGCTATGTGGAAGTATCAATCTACTGAACGTGGGCGTATTGCGGTAAATCATGCGATGGACGTAATGGCAGGTGCTGCGATTCAAGAAGGACCAAATAACATTCTTGCGAATACCTATAAGAGTATGCCTATTGCGATTACTGTAGAAGGTGCGAACATTCTATCTCGTTCGTTAGTGACATTCGGTGGTGGTTTGATGCGTTCACATCCACATCTACGTAATCTAGTTGACGCGATACAAGATGAGAAGACTGGTTCGTTTTTAAAACATCTAGGACTTATGATAGGTCATACTGTATCTAACTTCGGTAAAGCATTAACACGTAATCGATATGCGCTGTTCGCATTTACTAGTAATATGGTGTTGACTCTTGGTGCTAAGTATAAACGTTCTGAATATATCAGTTCACGTATGGCAGACATCTTTTCAATACGTGTAATGTGTTCTGGGATCGAAGCGTTAAACCAAGATGATATGCGTGACTATACGTTAAAACGTTTACACAACGAAGAACTACAGGCATACAAAGACGTAGAGAAAGAGTTGCCATTAGTCGCTGGACTATTAGTTAAGTTAGTGCGTAAGGTTAACTTTATGAGACGTATACATATAAGTCCAGAAGATAATGCGACAGCGTCAAGATATATTACTGAAAAGTCTTTTTTCGTAAATCAAATGTTGACAAAGATACATGTTTCTGGTAGACTATCTGAGTTGGTTGAATGTTATATAAACAATCGACATGAACAGACTGTACAGGAAGTTGATAGTAAATAAAACCGCTCACCTACCATTGCGTAGAAAGAGGTACCCGTATCGCTCGGGTTATAATAGGCGACCATAACTATTAGGTATAAATATGAAACTAGGTGAATTATTCGCAAACGCGAAGAAAAAGAAACAAGATGCTATTGATACTGAACACCAATTAGGTAAAGAATCATTACATAGTAAAGTGAAAGTTAAAAGTAAAACTTCTGGTGGTACTAAACGCGTTGATCGTGGTGCTAACCGAGGAGGATAAAAAAAACCTTGACATTTATATCATATCGCGATATAATAGTCTTATTGATTTGGAGAGTTGGCAGAGCTTGGTTTAATGCACCTGACTTGAAATCAGACGTACGGTCAAACGTACCAGAGGTTCGAATCCTCTACTCTCCGCCATTTTTTTATTATGCGGATTTAGCTCAGTTGGTAGAGCGAAACCTTGCCAAGGTTTAGGTCGCTGGTTCGAATCCAGTAATCCGCTCCAATTTTTATTATGAACAAAGTGAGTATATTATGAAACTACGTCCTATGTTAGTTGCCGTTTCTACTATCCTATTGTCTGCCTGTGGTTCAGGTGCGATTGTAGAACCATCAGTTGTAGTGACGCCACCGCCACCTCTTACAGATCTCCAGATTGCGTCGACGAATGAACTAGAAACGTTCATTTCTAATCCTGACGATTATCTTATCCCTATGTCAAACGACTTCGATAACATTCCGCAAGATCCACTAAACCGTATCACCGCAAGTAAAGTAAAACTTGGTAAGTTGTTATTCCATGAAACTGGTGTGACTGGTGAAAGCGTTGGTGGTTCTGATAACGAATACTCTTGTGCGTCTTGTCATCAACATACAGCAGGGTTTAAATCGGGTAATGCTCAAGGTATAGGTGACGGTGGTGTTGCGTTTGGTGTACGTGGTGAAATGCGTATGGCGAACACTGACTTAGAAGATGTTACCATCATCGACCACCAACCAATCGCATCTCCTACTGTATTGAACGTCGCATATCAAGATGTAATGTTATGGAACGGTCAGTTCGGTAACTCGGAAGGTTCAATCAATACTGACGTAGATACCGACCGTCTCATGACTATGGGTACACCTAAGACTGCTAACCTACTTGGATTGTCTGGTGTAGAAACTCAAGCGGTTGCTGGTATCGGTGTTCACCGTCTTATGATGGGTGAAGGTTCTATCGTAACTACCAATCCAGAGTATGTCGAGTTGGTAGAAGAAGTCCGTGAGGAGAATGAAGACGTACAGGAAGTGTCTCTCGGTACACTGGCAGCGTTATCTATCGCAGCGTTTGAACGTACTATACTTGCTAACGAATCGCCCTTCCAACAGTGGTTACGTGGTGATAAAGAGGCAATGACAGAAGACCAAGTAAAAGGTGCTACGGTATTCTTTGGTAAAGGTCAATGTTCTGCGTGTCATTCTGGTCCTGCTTTGAGTTCTCCAGTGGGTGCGTCTTCTGACGAGATGTTTATGTCTATCGGTTTTGCTGACTTAGATGCGTATAATGAAGTACATAGTGTAATCCCTGAAGACCAAGGTGAACGTCTCGGTCGTGGTGGTCTGACTGGTAATCCTGCAGACAACTATAAGTTTAAGATCCCTACGTTGTATAACCTTGCTCAGTCAGAATTCTTAGGTCACGGTAACTCATTCAGAAGTGTACGTGAGGTCGTCGAATATAAAAACAACGGTATCCCTGAGAACCCTATGGCAGAGAATATCGATCCTCGTTTCAAACCACTATACTTATCTCAAGAAGAAGTTGATTACCTAGTAGCGTTCATCGAAGGTGGTTTGAAAGATGATAACCTACAACGTTACGTCCCTGAACAGTTACCTTCTGGTCAGTGCGTTATCAATAATGATTATCAGAGTCGTTTAGATTTAGGATGTGAATAATAAGTATAAATAAGTGTGGTATACTATTCTATTTCATTCCACACTATACTTATCTGAAATGCTTTGAAGGTTCAATTATCAAAACGAGGAGATTATGATGGAAATTATAATCGTAAGATACATTCGTGATGATAACTTGGCAGAGCCGATGGTGAAGAGTTTCGTTTCACCTCATTCGGCATATAAATTTACTCAAGAACTATCGATGGATCCAAGTGTAATTGATATCGAATCACATTGGGATGAAATTGAAGATCATGAGGTGTATGCTTAGTAGTGAAGGGGGGGTGAAAACCCCTCCGATTTAAAACGTCAACAGTTAGAACCTGTTTACCTCCACCACTTTACTATAAGATAATATTATGAATACTGCGAATGTTTCAAAACTTGGTTACGTAGGTTCTATACCCACAAAACCCACTAAAGATAGAGATTCTGATGCTTGGTTCACTCCGTCTTACATATTAGAGAAGGCGCGAGAGGTACTTGGTACTATTGATTTGGATCCGTTCTCTTGTAGTCACGCTAACCAATCAGTTCAAGCCAAACGTTATTTGACATCCAATGATGACGCTTTGGTCTCACAGTGGTGTGATGATAATGATAAAATTAACGTATGGATGAATCCACCATACTCACGTGGTTTATTACCAGCTAGTATCGATAGATTCTTACATTACTGGAATAAAGGTAATATCGCCGAAGGTATTATACTAATCAACAATACCACCGACACCAAGTATTTCAAACTGATTTCTGATCACGCATCCGCATTTTGTTTCACCGATAAAAGATTGTCTTTCGAAAACATTGATGGTAAACGCGTAAGTGGAAATACTAGAGGTCAGGTCTTCATCTACTATGGGAATAATGTTGACCGCTTTGCCGAGACGTTCGATGACCTTGGATTGGTGTTAACTAAGTATCACAAATAAATCTCACTTCGGTGGGATTTTTTTTTACTTTTTTTTAAAATAAGTGTTGACATATGTTTCGGAAACAAGTATAATGTAGTTCTAGTGATGAGGAGGTAGTTATGAAATTCTACGGTGTTAAAGAAGCGATGGTCGCTTGGAGAGAAATACTTGTTGAGGTTATGAACAAAGAATGTGGTGAGGTTGAATACGACGGACTTGTTAGACATTACTTCGAAGTAGAGATGAATGAAGAAGAGTTAGAATTCCTTCAGAAAAATTATTGGTACGAGGTTCAAGTCGGACAAGAGTTACCTTGGAACCACAGAGTTACATTTGAGAAATAAGAGAGAGATTATATGATGATTGGTAAAGAAAAGTTTTTAGAGTTTAGAGATTACGTCCACAACTTCTATGGTAAAGATGGTATCTATGACCTTGGTTGTAGTATCCCTGATATCGAGAAAGCCATCTACGTCTACTTCGGTAAACTTCAAGTGATTGAATGGTTGGATTGGGGTGACGGTGATACTGTTGACCGTGAACGTGTTCGTGCGATACTAGAAGAAGACTTTGGGTTTCAAGAGTTGAACCCACCTAAAGACCGTATCGAGATTACAATATGAACATGTGCGAAGAAAGAACTTACATTATAGAAGCTATTAAGTCAGGTAAGACCAACGAAGAAATCAAAGTTGGTCGTATCACTGACGACTGGATTAATCATTACAGATTAACTTTATTTTCAAAATAAGTGTTGACAACATGTTTTTATTATGAGACAATAACTATGTTGATTGAGAGAGAGAACTTATTATGATGATTGATAGACATGAACAAATTTTCGTCGGTTTCCTAAACCGTGTGTATTGCGGTGAGTTGACTAATGAACAATTAGAGTTCGAGGTTAATATCCTACGCACTTGTGAAAATCGTATCGCCTACTTAAAAGCAAGACGCATTGGTGCGACTTTAGTATTGAATCGTCAAAAGCGTAATAGAATATACGATTTATATGAGAAAGCTTACAACCACTATACTGTCGAAATCGAAATGATGGAGTTCAAAAAGTTTAATTAATTTTGAAAATAAGTGTTGACAGATGTTTTAAATACATGTATAATGTATGTATAAATTGAATTGAGAGAGAATATTATGTTTTATATTGATGATTTTAACCGTGAAGATATGCCGTTTGAACAAGCTAAACGTATAGTTATGGGTGGTAATGGCGACTTACTAGATTCTATGTCTAAAATGAAAGAACGTTTGGTATCTCTTCAAGATCAAGACGACTTCTACGATGACTGGTGTTATGAAATCAATGCCTACAACAAAATCTTCTCTGAAATGAAAAAACTTTTTAATTAAGGATTATATTATGAATAACATTTTACAAATTGAAACTTCTGCTACTGTCGGTAAATGTCCTTGGGGTATTGGTACCGAGGTATCTAATGACTTATCTCCACGTCAAATGATGGAGAAGGCTGGTGTAGACTGGTCTGTAGAAAAAATCCCATCATTCGTTGAACACAATGGTAATCAAGTACCTACAGGTATGGAAGCGTTAGTGCGTTCTTCTGATTCTAAAGTACTGACTCAAGTTGGCGGTAAGTGGGAACCTTGTCAGAATGAACAAGCATTCAACTTCTTCAACGAGTATTGTGCTGCTGGTGATATGGAAATGAACTCAGCAGGTTCACTTAAAGACGGTAAAATCGTATACGCACTTGCGAAAGTGAAAGAGTCTTTCGATATCCTTGGCGGTGACCAAGTCGACTCTTACTTATTATTCTCTAATCCACACGAGTACGGTAAATCTATTGATATTCGTTTCACACCTGTTCGTGTTACATGTATGAATACACTTGCGATGGCATTGAAAGGACAGTCTGCGAATGCGACTAAAGTCAATCACCGTCGTGCGTTCGATTCAGAACAAGTTAAGGTTACACTAGGTCTTGCTCATGAGAAGTTCGATCAATATAAAGAGATGGCGCAATTGTTATCTCAGAAACAGTTCAACGAGAAAACGTTGATCGCATACTACAACTCACTATTCCCTTCTCAAGCTCCTGCTGATGAAGTTCGTGAGT